CGCGACAGGTTTGTTTGATGACGCTACAGGCTTTTTCGATGGTGGTGGTACTGGCATTGATCAGCAACAAAGCGGCACATACGAATTCGATAGCGTGATCGATTTAAGTGCGGTTTACACAAGCCGCGTGACCAGCCGCGTCATTACATCACGCATCGATTTTGAAGATTTGTTTGACACAGCAACTGGCAATTTTGACGACCGCGCCGGTTTGTTTGATGGCGATCCGCTGACACTTGGTGACACAAATGTCGAACTGCAAGTGTCAACAACTGATGGCGATCCGGCTGGCACGCCTACTTGGTCATCATATCAGCGGTTTGTTTCCGGCACATATAAAGCGCGTGCGTTTAGGTTTAAAGCGATATTAACCACGACCAATCCCGCATCAACACCAGCGGTGTCAGAATTATCTGTGACTGTTGATATGCCAGACCTAGTGTCGGCAGATAACGATATTGCATCGGGTACTGGCGCAAAAGTGATCACATTTGTGCCGCCATTCAAAGTTTTGAAAGGTGTTGGCATTGCGGCAGGGAACTTACAAAGCGGCGATTATTATGCTATAACTAGCAAATCGGCCACTGGTTTCACAATCACATTTTATGACAACACCGACACGGCTGTTGATCGCACTTTTGACTATGTGGCAAGGGGTTATTAAATGGCACAGCACGATTTTAACATAGCAAACCAAGGCTTTCCGGCTTTCCGCGCGGATCTAAACAACGCACTGTCAGCAGCGGCATCACTGTCAAGCGGCACAAGCGCACCATCAACCACGTTTGCATATCAGCTTTGGTATGACACCACAAATGACATCTTGAAGATCCGCAACGGTGATGACGATGCGTGGATAACACTTTTCACGTTTGATCAGACAAATGACGCCGCTGATATTCGTATTGATGGCGTTGCTATAGCGTCAACAAATACAAGCAGCGGATTGACGCTTGATTTTGACCGCTATCAAAACTTTTTTGTAACATTGTCATCCGGCGCAAACACATTAGCAGAACCAACGGCCGAAGCTGGCAACATTGGACAAACTGGTTTTATCATATTTATTCAGCCTAGTAGTGGGGTTGCTGGCACTGTTTCATTGCACACTGATTATGAAACGGCTGGTGCGGCTGGCATAACAGTGTCAGAAACAAACAGCGCATATGATGTTGTCCCGTATATTATCAAGGCAAATAACAGCATTTTGCTTGGCACGCCGCAACTGGCGTTCGCATAGGGGGTTTATATGTCGGGTGCATTTGGTTCAAGCCAATGGATGTATTCAAGTGGGGCGGCTGGTGGTGGTAGCTTTTACAGCTACAGCATTGACCAGTCTCTGCGGTTTGATGGTAGTAGCGCATATTTAAGCAAAAATGATTTTGGCACTGCGACAGATACAAACATACGCACGTTTTCAACTTGGATAAAACAATCTGATTTGTCGTTTTCAACTTATGACGCGATTATCAGTTGTGCGGCTAGTGGTATTCAAACTTTAAGTTATTACAACGACAACACCATCGGTTTTTATAACACTCAAGGTGGAACAGCTTACGAAGATAACACTACTGCGAAATTTAGAGATGTTGGGGCGTGGTTCCATATATTTTTTACCTACAGCCACACCGCAAATGAAATGAAACTTTATATAAATGGCTCGTTAACAAAAGGTTTCAGTGAAGGGACGCACGGGGCGTTAGAAAAACTCGCGGAAACTGGTCATATAACAACACTAATGAAACGCAGTAATGCTGGTCAGTATGTTGGCGGCTATCTTGCTGAGACTGTGCTTCTTGATGGTTATGTTGGAGATATAAACGATTTTGCAGAAGAAATTAACGGTATTTGGGTTCCAAAGGATATTTCAGCGGCTGGTCTGACATATGGCAACAACGGATTTTATCTAAATTATGCTGACAGTAGTGACTTAGGTAAAGATGTATCTGGTCAAGGTAATCATTTTACTGCAAACAACCTAGCCGCAAGCGATGTGATGTCCGGTGAAAGCCCGACTAATAATTTTGCTACATATAACCCGTTAGTATATAGCACTGCTACCTATGCAGAGGGTAATCTTAAATTTGATGCTGGCGGCTGGTCATCAACTTATTGGGGCTCTAAGTCTAGTTTTGCAATACCAAAAGATAAAAAAATTTACATAGAATTGGAAGAAACTGCGATAGGTGGTGCATATTATGCGGTTGGTATAGGCACTGCTAGTTCTATACCGACAAGTAGTAATATTGGCGGCACCGGCAGTATTACTTTATATCACACTGAATTTAAAATTAACGGTACATCAACACCACACAGTCAGGGTTCATCTTCCGCTGGAGATATTATAGGAATTGCGGTTGATGGTTCTACTGGCGAGGTGTGGTTTAGTCGAAACGGCACTTGGTTTACAACTGGCGGCGCAGGGGCTGACCCCTCTACTGGAACAGACCCGATAGGTACAGTCACAAATCCTAATGACGAAGATTTGTTTTTGGTGGTAACTGGCAATGCAAGTTCAAACAATTTATTCGTAAACTTTGGGCAAGATAGCACCAACGTAGCCAGCGCAGAAAGCGATGCTAATGGAATTGGTACTTTTGAATACGCTGTGCCGACAGACCACGTTTGTTTATGTGCTTCATCATTGAGCGAACCAACCATCAGCCCGAACAGCGCAGAACAGGCTGACGATTACTTTGACACGGTGCTGTGGACTGGCAACGGAACTAATCCCGCCGACGCACAAGAAATAAACGGGTTGTCGTTTCAGCCTGATTTTGTTTGGGTCAAGGGTAGAAGCGGAACACAGTGGCACGAATGGCACGACTCTGTTAGAGGTGTCGGCAACAGGTTATTTAGCAACGAAACAAATGCCGAAACTGACGTACAATCAATGACAAGTTTTGACAATGATGGTTTTACTGTTGCTATCGGGACTGCTGGAAACAACGGTACAAATGAAAACGGAAGTACATATGTCGGCTGGTCTTGGAAAGCTGGCGGCACAGCAGTCAGCAATACCGAGGGCAGTATTACGTCACAGGTGTCGGCGGCACCCGATGCTGGCTTTAGCATTGTGTCCTATACAGGTGTCAATACTGCCTCTGGGCAAACGTCAACAATAGGTCACGGCCTCGCTTCAGCACCCGAACTGGTCATTTGCAAACGCAGAAACGCTACCCAAAGTTGGTCGGTTGGAAGTACAGCTATAGGTAACTTTACAACTAGTAGTGTATTTAATTTAGATAATTCGCTCTCACCGGGGGCAACATATGCTTATGAATGGGGGGCAAATCCAACTGACACAGTTTTTACAACTGGCTATTCAGACAGAACAAACATTAGCGGCGGCACATTTATAGCCTACTGTTTCCACAGCGTCCGCGGATATTGCAAGGTCGGCAGCTATGTCGGGAACGGAAGTGCAGATGGCACCTTTGTGGCGTTAGATTTCGCCCCAGCTTGGATTATGGTTCGAGAAATAACTAACTCAGGTTTTTGGATGATACAGGATAATAAAATTTATCCCTTTAATGATGGCGACACTCGCTCGTTAGCTGCAAACGATTCTGGTAATGAAACAACCATTAGCAACAGAGGCAATGAGATGGATATTCTAAGTAACGGTTTTAAAATGAGGGCTAGTACTGGTGACTTCAATGCTTCTGGTAAAACACACATCTACCTCGCCTTTGCCGAAGCCCCATTCAAATACGCCAACGCACGATAGGAGATAAGACGATGCCTTGGAAATATAACAACGTCACAATCCGCGTTGGAAAATCTTGGATTGATAATAATTCAATCAGACACCCTAAAACGTGGTCACGCTGGTCAGATGCCGATAAAGCAGCCGCAGGGCTAGTGTGGGAAGATGCGCCAGCTAGTGAAGCACCGTTTGACAGTCGTTTTTATTGGGGTCGCCAAGCTGATGGCACCTTAATAGAACGTAGTTTAGACGATGTGAATGAGGTTGATGAGGATGGCAATCAGGTTGTGACGCTTGGCCTCAAGTCAGTACACAAAGCACAGACTAAGGCAACGGCTGCATCACTGCTTGCGCCGACTGACTGGCACGTTGTCAAGGCGGCAGAGGTGTCTGGATACACTGTGCCGTTTGCAATCACGCAGTTTCGCAGCGATGTGCGTGCGGCCAGCAATACTATCGAAACAGCGATTGATGCGGCTAGTGATTTGACCGCATTTATGGCATTATGGGATGTGCCGATAGTCGATGGCGAACCATCTGGCAACGCACCTATTCACGACTGGCCGGATCAAATATAATGGACAACGACGCCCAAATTGATATTGCGACAGTAGTTACCGGCATCACTGCCCCGCTTTGGGTTGAAGCACTTGAACACTGGTTTGGTATGGCCGCAGCGTTTGGTGCTATGGTGCTGGTATTTTGGCGGCTATATCGTATGAGCAAAAACAGATGATCGGCGTCCCTGTCATAGATTTGATACAGTTAATTTTGCTGGCGGTTATCATTTACCAGCTTAAAGACTGATGATCGTATTTCTGCTGGTCGTCTATATGGGGGCTGGCATAATCAGCCAGACGCAAACATTCGCGGATGTTGACCGCTGCCTATACATTGCAAACAGATTAAATAACCAGCCAGCCATATCCACAGCAACCGGCAAACGTGTTAAAATGAAAGCGATTTGCAAGCCGGTCATTAGGTGATGATATGGATCCCGTCACATTATTAGCAGCCGCCACGACCAGCTATAATCTGCTGAAAAAAGGCATTGCGGCCGGTAAAGAGATCGAAAGTATGGCTGGCGATCTTGGTCGCTGGATGGGCGCGATACAAAACATCAAAACACAACACGGCATTGCAAAATCACGCCGGTTTGGATCTGTTGAAGAAGAAGCACTTGAAAGTTTTGCCGCGCTTAAAAAAGCCGAACAGATGGAAAATGAACTGAGAAACTTTGTGATCGGGCATTATGGGATGAATGCTTGGCAGCAGATCATTCGGTTGCAAGGTGAAATCAGAAAACGCCGCAAAGAAGAAGAAATTGCGCGGCAGCAATTCATCGACGATTTGATTATTTGGGGGTTGATTGCTGGCTGTATTGCACTGACACTGGGCTTTGTTGTTTGGCTAATTATGGCGATGTAATTGTCTGTGACACTAGGCTTGATTGGTGAGCATATCGCGGCTAGTGCCATTCTGTCACTTGGGTGGCGGGTGTCTATGTGTCAGCAAACATCCATTGATTTACTGGCTTTTGACGATGAAATCTTTTTACGCATTCAAGTTAAATCTGCGAACGCATATGTATCTGGTAGGCGTAAACACCCGTCTCATCATTTTCAGCTTGGTTTGGGCGGCAAAAAACGTCCTGCAACGATTGAGGATTACGACATTGTCGCTCTGGTTAAGCCCGACACAAGACGCTGTTTGTTTATGCCCGTCACATCGTTGTTACGGCACAAAACCAAACGGGTGTCACCGTCACGGTTTACGGCTGAAAACGAAGCTGATAGCTGGCATAAATCGGTTGATGTCATATTGGAAATGAGGCACTTAAATGGACTGGGAAAAATATCCTAATTTCAGCAAAGACGAATTTGCGTGCAGCGAAACCGGCGAGTGCAATATGTCAGCATCGTTTATGGCAAAGCTGCAAGAATTGCGTGACGTATATGGCCAGCCAATGACCGTCACCAGCGGCTATCGCAGCCCGAAGCACAGCATCGAAGCCAGCAAGCCGACCGGCAAACTGTCAGTGCATACGCGGGGCTGTGCGGTTGATATAGCGTGCAACGGGCAACAAGCGCACGAATTGATGCGTCTGGCGTTTCAAATGGGTTTCACTGGCATTGGCGTGCAACAAAAAGGCAGTGCGCGGTTTGTGCATTTAGATACGTTTGGCGGCGCACCGCGCCCGAATGTTTGGAGTTATTAAAATGCTTGCAGTATTAGGTAAAATCTTGGGTTCTGGCGATGTCGTAAAGCAGGGTATGAAGCTGATCGATGATATGCACACAAGCACCGAAGAAGAAATTGCAGCAAAGAGCAAAGCACGCATCGATCTTATGAATGCCTATGCGCCATTTAAGCTGGCGCAACGCTATCTGGCACTGATGTTTGGCTTTACGTTTCTGGCCAGTTATATCATCGTCCTGACGATGACAATCGTGGGTAAAGGCGATCCAGATGCTGTGACTAAAGTGATGGAACAATTCAGCATCAATTATGCGATGATGATCATTCTGGGCTTTTACTTTGGTGCGGGTGCGCTGGAAAGTTTCCAAAACAAGAAAAAGAGCAGCTAACACTGCTCTCTTTTTACACGTTCGATCAGCAACGCTTTTGGCGTGGTTGCTGTATTGCGCCGACCTAGCCGGTCAAGTGGCGGGGTTGCTTTTGGGATTTCCAAAGCAGCTTTGATTTCTTCTTTGGTCGGCACTTTCAAGATAGACGCCATACCCGAACCCCGTCGTCACCTTTACGCATTGACGTTTTAATGCCGCGATAACGCAGCGCGTCACGCAGTCTGTTGGCATCCAGAACGTCATCAAAAAGCACGCTATCACCCGCTTCCATCGTATCAACAAAAGCCACAGCTTTTGATCTGATTGCGTGCCGTTTAGGTGGCAGCGGTATGTTTTTGTCGATTTGCATTTATAATAC